TAATGCTCCGTTGCGGGAATGGTTACCCGTACGCCCTTTTCAGGGTGTTGTTTCGTCATCGTCAATATCAGTCTAAAAAAGGAAAATCCTTATGCCGAAAGGCACTCGCCGCGAGGCGATGATTCTCCTACTCAGTGGCGTCAGCTATTTGGGTGGGTGTTCAATCACCTCTCCAGATATAAAGCCGACTCTCCCTGAGGACTGTGTTTGGCTGGAGTTCCCTTACGGATTCGCCTGCATTGATTTGCAAGGCTTAATCTGGGAGGTTATTCCAGCGGGGTCTTCCCCTCCACCAGAGAAGGTGGGCCAGTGACAACCGGCAGTAGATCAACAGGATCGAACGCGAGTTCTTTCTTGTCGGGGTTCCAATCTAGTAAACAATGGTCTGGTACGGATGGTAAATACACCACCCAAGCCGGCCAGCGCCAGCTTAAATGGAACACCTACTCTATGTCCCATAGGAAGTGGAGGATCCCCACTCGGGTTTCCGCCAGCTCAAACTATACACATGTTCGCATTCGCGATAATGTGCTCGGCACGGATACGTATGGCCCTGAAAGCGCCATCGAATACGCTGCGACCTGGAGTTTATCTCCATTAGACCCGGCTTTTAGCCAGGCTAAGTTTGACGCACTCTGGACTCAAAAAGATGAGTACAGGCTTCTTGCGAAGTTGTTGAATAAGGTGAAGGGACACTCGTTTAATGCGGGTGTTGCGTTTGCTGAAGTCGATAAGTTCGCCTCAGGGGTGCTTTCTACTGTGAAGCAGTTTGGATTCGGCGCAGCCGATCTCGCCAATGGGCGAATCGAATCTTTCGCACGCCGATTTGGAACTTACCCGCCGAATAGCAAAATCACCAGGAAACTGATGACTCGCGACTTTAGTGGGCGGTTCCTTGAGATGAGATATGCGTGGCAACCAGCGGTTAAGGATGCTTACGAGGCCTCAAAGGCTTTCGAAGCTCTGTCCAATGGTCCCCGGAAGAACACTTTTAAAGTGTCTGGGTATCGCGTAGCTCCGGTGCTTGTGACAGGTGACTGGATAGTCACCGAATCGCAAGGGTTAGCTCGGCGAACTTATACGTACGAAGCGTATGAGGAACTGAGCGTCCTACGCCAAATGGGTTTGGGAAACCCTGCGAGTATTCTTTGGGAGCGAATCCCGTACTCGTTCGTAGTTGATTGGTTCTTACCGATCGGCACGTATTTGGAATTAATCGGTCAGGTCCCTTTCCTTAAGGGTCGATTTATGCGAAGTGATTCGTATGAGGAGATCTATACGGGGAAGTATACTGTTATTGCGCAACCTCCGGGTGCGCGGTATACGGTGAAAACGGTTCCTGGTCTGAGAAGTGTACACTACTCAATGTCAAGGACAGTCCCTGGCAGCCTCTCAGTTCCATTTCCCTCGATGAAAGTCGCGGGAGCCGTGGAAGGTAGGAGGTTGCAGAATGCCTTGGCGTTGACTCACCAAATCTTCGCTCAAGCTGCAGTTTTCGTGGCAGGAACACCACGTCTCAGCAAAGGGAAGATTAAGTTTGGGGATGACGGGATCTCAAAGAACCTGTTGCTCAGGCTTAGTCGGTTTTAACCTCACTAATGTGTTATTGGAGTAGTTTATGGGCCAAATGGCCAACATCCTTGTTAAGGATGACTCAAACCCGCTGGTTGAGTTCACGCTGGTCCCTGTTGCGAACAATCGCCCGAAATGGCGAGCGCAAGTAACGGGGGTTCCGGTGGACGGCCAGATAACGGTGGAGCAGATCGCCAACGTGAAGTTGGCGGACGGCAACTACCGCCGGGTTCTGAAGCTCGAGGTTCCAGAATTGGAGACCCTCGGGACAGCCGGGACGTCAGCGGGATATGTTGCGCCACAAAAGGTGGCGTTTCGGACTCCTGTAACTGTGACTATTGTGCAGAACCAGCGTGCAACAATTGCAAGCATGGCGAATGCGCTCAAGCTCCTTATTGGACTTCTGGGCGGTGCTTACAGCACAACCGGTGGTGGTACCTTGAATGGCACCTCCGCCGCGGATGCTGTAAAAAGCAATACAACGGGGCCGATGACGCGCTTCTTCGTTTACGGAGAAGACGCCTATTAACCTTCTTTGAAGGTTGAAGTCGGTCGATAGTTAATCTTGTTTAGGGGATATTCCTTATGTCGAGAAGCAAACGCTGGGATAGATTTATCTATCCCTTAACGAAGAGCGTGGATACCACGTTCAGTCTCGCGGTGGCTGCAGAGCTTAGTAAGTGTGGACCCTGGTCGGAACAACTGTTCCAACTTGTCGTTCAGGGACGTATTGTGGAAGTCATTGACGCTCACATTCCTTTGGATGTGGGACTAGATGACTACCGCGGTGCGACTCAGATCAAAGCCCTATTCTCAAAGAACGGGGACCTAGATTTGGGATTTAACCCACTGAAGGCTGGAGTCGAGGCCTCAATTAAGGCCGAACTGCAGTGCCAGAGTGTAAACCGGTATTTTGGAACGCTTTGCCCCTTTGGGGGCGTCACGCAGGCAATTTCGCTTGCGCGTCGAAAAATCAAAAGCGTTCTGGGTCCGGTCCCTTCACTCGCTCGTCTTGGGGCCCATTTTGGGCCTGGAGCTACGACGACTATAAAGCGTGCCAATGCTTGCTTTGAGGGCAAGCTGACACGCACTCCAGTGTGTAGCGAAGAGATGTTACCTTCGGTTGACTCCTTTTTGGCGGAAACGCCAGGGTGGTCGGGGTTTCATTCAGAGGGCGTAAGTGTGACCACCGTCGAAGACGGTGATTCAGTCACTAAAACCCTCGAGTGTACTTCTACTATAGCGGTTGACACAGGAAAACTGATCTTTGTCGCAAAAAACGCGAAGACTCATCGCCCGATCTGCGTCGAGCCCATTCTCAATGGGTTCTGGCAGTTAGGGGTCGGAGATTATATCAAAGATAGACTTCGTGTCCTAGCTAATCAAGACTTGAGTAACCAAGAGCGTAATCAACTTTTGGCGCGTGAGGGTTCGATTCATGGCAACCTTGCCACGATAGATCTCTCCTCCGCTAGCGACACGCTAGCGTTCTCAGTCGTTTTCGATCTCTTGCCAGAAGACTGGGTAGACCTACTCTGTCGGATGCGCACCGGTGTTGTTGAATACGCCGGCCATAAATATGAGCTAGAGAAATTTAGCTCAATGGGGAACGGTTATACTTTTGAGTTGGAGAGCCTGATATTTTGGGCTCTTGCAGACTCGTGTACTGCCCTCAGTGGTGAAGATACGAAAAGAGTCAGCGTTTACGGAGATGATATCATCGTCCCTACAAGGGTCGTTGATCTCCTGTTTGCCACTTTATCTTGGTGCGGCTTTACGGTTAATCCCGCGAAGTCGTACTGGGAAGGCCCCTTTCGGGAGTCTTGTGGTGCTGACTGGTTGTTAGGCGAAGACGTTCGTCCGATCTTCAAAAAAGATCGACTTAGTTACCAGTGGTTATACGTGTTCCACAATTGGGCGATGCGCCGAGGAGAGATCTCCTTAGCAAGTATCGCTCGGTCATTCATCCCGAATGACTGGCACTTAAGTGGACCGGACGGCTACGGTGACGGACACCTCCTAGGCTCGTATGAGCTGAGACGGCCTCGCGACGTATGTCGCGCGGGTTGGGGTGGTGGATACTTCTATACTTTGCGCAATTTGCCAAAATCGACAGAGATCGATGAAGGCATAGCGCATCTCGCCGGTGTGTACTCCTTGTATACGCAGGGTGCGACTTCCATCTGGGAGCCGCGTGAGTGCTACAGTCCGGGCATAGTGCCTGGTAATAGCGGGATAGAGAGAGCGTCAATCTACACATTTACCGAAAACATCTTTATTCGGTAAATACCTGGTGGTGACTTACCACCAACTTCCTTAATCGGAATGGCACCTCGGAAAGACGGGTGGGGCAGTTGCTGTAAAGTGACTGACGAGTATAGC